GATATCGCTATTTTGTCGCAGCAAATACTGAATCTTTGTGTAGATCTGCTGCAACGACTTGCCATCGCCATCAATGATGATTCGGAAGTCAAAGTTATCAGTTGCGCTGTTGATATCAATTGCTTGTGAAACTGTGTAGTAGCTAACGTCAATGTTTGCGTAGGTCGCAGCCTCAGAACCCGTGATCTCAGCGTCAGTGTTGACGATGTTAAGGTCATCTGCGTTAGACAGGAGCACGTTGACCGTATAAGCCCCTGTGCTTGTTTGACCAGTGTCCGCAAGAACTGAATCGCTGTACGTCTTGCCAGCTTCACGACAGAACGCCTTGAAGAACGTCTGCGTGTTGAATGTAGTAGTCGTAGCATCAACCGTAGCATTACCAAAGATCTGAACGCCTTGGTTCGCTTCATCCGAATAAACAAACGGAACTTGACCACCGTCTGCGTTGACCGTTTGGTAGTAAAGTTGAGCATTAGCACTAACTTCACCAAGAGACACGATGCCTACATAACGTCTAGCTAAGTCACCGCTTGAGTCAGTCCCAGCCGTGTCTGGCGTAGTTGGTCGGTATTCGTTCCAGCCGCCGTCTCGCAGCATGTTTCTCGTTGCGTCATTCGCAGGACGCCATGCGTTATATCTTGAGCCGTCAAAGCCAAATTCAAACTGGCCTGACTTGGCGTCAATCGCATACATTGGGAATGGAAATGCGTTATAAGTGCTTGTTTCCCACAGCTTTACGAATTTTGAATAAAGCGCCTGTAACGTTACGCCGTCTTTCGCAACTAGATTTCCCGTGGAAACCAAAGTGAACGTTCGTGCTGCGGTATCGATTGTGATCTCTGTGCCGACGTTAAGATCATCACCGTCAATAATCTTTGCCATTTAATGTCTCCTTAAGGGACGTAGTTTCTGTCAATACTTTGGCTGACTTGTATAGTCCCGCCGTTTGGCCCCAATTCAAAATTATTCACGTAATAGGGGATGTATCCTTCACGATAAACTGCAACGTCAACGAAAGTTCCAGCGCTGTATGTATAGCTGTAACTGGATGATGTTCCTGCGATGTCTTGATCGTCTTGCAACTTAGTTAAGGTGCCTGCTGATTTTATTACAACGTCAGACCCAGAAACAACGTTAGATATCGTTAATGTCTTCTGTCCTACCGTTAAATTTACCGTAGCGCCTGCTGTTCGGTATGAAAGGGCAGAATCAGCAGTGATATTGACTGTCCCTGACCCGATATTTACGAAAAGCGCTTCATTCCCCGTTGACCCGTTCGTTCCTGCATAACCTGAAAAAGTGATACCGCTAAGTGTATGGTTGGTGCCACCTGTAATCTCTAAACCGTGGCCAGTGCCAGAACTAATGAACTGTGTATTTGAGATCGTTGTTACGGATGCGCCTGCGAGCAAAGCCGTAGTTGCAGTGCTTGCGTTAAATATGCAACCGCTCATTGTGGCACCGCCTAGTGTCACCTGATTACAGCGAGCAAAAGTCGTATCAATGATCGTGCTGTTTGACTGGAATATGAACGTGTCCATATCCCGAAATGCACAAGAATCAAAGTTAATGTCAGCGTTATCAACTGCCTCAAAATAACCCTTGCTTACCGTTCCCAAAGCGTTGATAGAGATACCCGTAAAGTCTACACGGCTAGCTGCGTTCTGCACCTCAATACCGTTGAACGTACTACCGACGAAATCTGTCTCAGCGACGAAGCAAGCCTTGTTGCTGTCCCTAAAGTCAACGCTATTCCCCCCAGTCGATCCTAGCTGGAGCAAGCCCTGAAATGTATAAACGCCGCTTCCATAGCGTAATAGTCCCCATTGTCGGGTCGTAGAGTTATCAAACGTTGCAGCACCTGAGAAGGTCGCATAACCGTTAGCCAGATCTCCATCGGTAATGATTAAAGATCGACCATGACGGATAGCATCTAACTTGAATGGCTGACCTTTTGACGGGCCTGTCGATGGGACATTCCACATACAGCCAACGATACTCGTAGCCGTGTGCGATCCAGTGCTTGCCGTTACCGTTGGGTCAATCGGGTAGCACTTCCATCCACCAATCTGGTAAGTATCGTTTCCGTCCACGTACCAGCGGGACTTTGTTGTGGCGTTATCCCCGATGATAATTTGAATGCCGCCAGATGATTTAGCTGCAATGGCCTGTGCTACGTCAGCCTTTGTCCAAACGAAGAAAGCATCGCCTGAAGCAACCGTTGCCCCGCCGTTGTAGTAAATCCCACGAGTAGAGCTTGAGAATGGGTTACGTGAGGCGCAGCTAGTGCCTTCAATGAAGTCATCGGTATCTGCCACGGTGATGGCGTTCTGACCACCACCGCCGTCAGTGATAAGCGTAAAGTTGGCCGTATTGCCAGTGTTCTCATCAATGACTGCCGCTAGGTCTGTCGCATAGATTGGAGCTGCCATTAGATAGCCTTCTGTGCGACTAGGCCAGATGCCTGTCCGTCATTGAATGAACTATAGAAAGCGTCCACAGGATCGCCAATGACCCGATACAGCGTCTCATCGGAGTAGGTGTATTCATAGACCTCTTCTGAATCATAAACGCCTAGCAACACAGGTTCCTCGCTGAATCCAATCGCATAATCGATCCACGTCTTTTGAGCAATGCCTGACCCACTATAATAATTGTTCACCGCCCTCAGTTGAATCCACTTGCCCCATGATCCATCGCTTCGGCTAAATCTGATTCTGCCGTCCTTGACCTGATGGCTAGGCACTTCTCCGTCTTTCCCATCGATGCCATCTTTGCCATCACGCCCTGCCGGTCCCCTCATGCCTACTGGCCCACGCTGCCCCTCTAGCCCTTGCTCGCCTCTTTCTCCTTTATCTCCTTTGTCTCCCTTTTCGCCTTGTATTCCCTGAGTGCCGCGTTGTCCTTCCGGTCCTCGTTCACCCTGCGGACCTCGATCACCTTTCTCACCCTTTGCCCCAACTGCTCCAGCCTCACCTTTGTCACCTCTAGCACCGGGGTCTCCTTTTTCGCCCTTTTCGCCCACCATAGGGCTACTCTTGAGCGCAATTATTTCCTCATCTACGCCAGCGAGTTGATCTTTGACTGAACTGAGGCCAGATTTTAATTTCCGATCAAATGCCGCCAGCCGGTCAATAACAAGTGCGAGGACTTGGTTATGCTTCACTGAATGCCCGCTTTATACTTTCTGACAAGGCTTTGTTCAGTTCACGCTCGCTGCTCGTTTCCTCCTCGTATGTATCCGTAGCTCCGTTGTAGGCCAGCGGATTAATCTCGCCGCTTTCTTGCTTCACATCCTCCAAGGTTCGATCACCTTCGATAATGCCGGCTGACTTCAGCCTTTCGAAAATATCACTCTCAGCCAAGATTTGTCGATCAAGCAAAGTCACCATGCTCATGATCATTTGGGGATCAACGTTCTTGTCGTAGAACTCCCGATTGATTTCGAATTCGGCCTCTTCAGTCACGCCCATGAATTCGCCACACCAATAGATGCATTGCTCGATGGCTTCGCTTAGGTTGTGGACGATATCCCCGAGCACGCTGTTCTCACTAGCGAATCTGATGCGAGCGCCTTCTGCGGTTTCGTTGCCAGTTCTATCAGTGATAATTCGAGCACCGATTGCGATCATTGCGTTTTCTTTCGCCTTCATCGCGTCCATCACGAGGCTGTTAGGGTTTGCCTGCAATAAGGTCGCGTTGCCGGTTTCCCCTAATACGTGCCCGGCTCTCGAGCCTAGCTTGATGCCTCTTGGGTTGTATTCGAGCCATTGCTCTGGGCTTAGGCTGTGCGTCAGGAATAGTGTCGGCTGACCCGTTAAGAAGCATGACTCTTCGTAATCTGCTGAATTGCGATAATGGGCGATGTTAACGTCCGCAATGTCGGAAAGCGGCGCATCGTCAATCGTTGAATCGTTATTCTTAGAACCGACGAACATTAAGGGGATTTCTTCCCACGTGCTGCCGTCTGATTTCTTCGGGTATATTTCTGCCGTGTATGGCTCATCGTCTCTATAGATCTGCTGGGTATAGCCATCGTCTCTTAGACGCAGAACCCGATATTGAGTTTTGGTTTCGTGACCGAACTCGTCATCATCCTCGATATAGGTCTCGGCTAAAACGCAGAGAACTAACAGCTTTCGCCCTCCGACCACTTCTGTTTTCCAGTTGATCGCTTGCTCTGCGGTGTAGGGAATGATCGATGCTTTAAGGTCTAATCGCGAAACGTCTTCGGCTGATAAGCCCTCATCGGCTTGTGGATAATCGACCAAAAAGACTGAGCGCCCTGTTTCTAGCAGATTGCTGAGTTCATCCTTGCTTAACTGAATCAGGCCTAGCCCGTCTCCGGTTGCATCATCCTCCAAGTAGCTTAGAGGCTCAGGAAGATCGAACGATGGCTCTTTGCGAAAGGCTGCGCCAACTAATGCGTTTTTGGTTCGTCCAGTGAAGTTAGTGAACAAGGCCCGTTTTATGTACTGCTTATATCGAATCGACTCGGTGCCTAACCGATCATCATTTGACTCAGGATCAGGAACAGGAAGATATAAGTGCTTTTTGTCTTTAACGGCAACTGAGCCTTTGACAGCATCTCGTGTTTTCTCCCAGATCGGGAAGTAGGTTTCGAACTGCGGATGTTTTGTAGAAACAGGCATCTTGGCCCCTTGTTAGACTGCAAAAGCGAAATTGACTTTCGCTACTGGTTTGACCACTGGCATCTCATACGCAATCGGGTATGTCGTTGCATCGTTCTGGTGATCTACTCCGCTCGTCTTGTCTGGCTCCCCATTCTTATAGATCTGTTGCTCTAAACATTCAGCAACGGTTTTGCACCGATCTGCGTTTATTTTAACCCTACCTTTGGCCAAAGCACCATTCATTGCCAAAATTCTATCTTTAACCGGCGGGTTTGTCTTCTTCGCTCGAACATGGAACCCGGCCTGTTGCAGCAAAGCAATGTCGGATAGTGATGCGTTAACCGTTTTGCGTGCGCCTCCCGATGCGTCAGGGTAAATGTAGATTTCGTGGCCTATATATCGGTCTTGTATTATACGCACCATTTCCGGCGTGTCATACATATTCTTAAGCTCATCGACTGCGTGCCAGACTTTGCCGCCTTCTCGTTGAACGAAGATGGTTGCCGCTTGCTTAGTTACGTTGAAGTCACAGCCAATATATAGCGGCTCGCCTTCCCTTATCGTTTCCTCTGATGAACAGCCATGACGATCATAATTGATATAGACCGTCCCTGACGTTAGGTTGACGAAATCCCCGTTGAGGTAAGCCGCCAGCAGGTGCTCGGGGTAGATATCCCGTAAGCTCTGAATGTAGCCATCTGGCAAGAATGGGTTTGATTCAGTTGGTGCTTGGATTAGCTCATAGCCAGCCTTGGGTTCTTTCTTCCACGTGTTATAGACAAACTTGAAACCTTCAGGCGTCGTTGTTACTCCAACCGTGTTTGCGCTTCCGTCCCTTTTCTTCTGTCGGTTTCTAGCAAGGATCTGCCGCCAAGCATACCCTGCATCTTCGACCTTCATCGTGTCTAGCTCATCAACGTCCGCATCGCCGTGTTCGTAGCCGATAATCCGTTGAGGCGTATCCATTGATCTGAAGATTATCGCACCCATGCCGGGGAACTCTATTTGATTGAGCGGGCTTTTGATTAGCTTATAAGGTATCCCCAGAGAATCTAAAATCTCCTCATATCTTGGCCACGCTATCATTCGGATTAGGTCATAGGTTGGCGCATAGAACCCCCGATTGACCTCGGGATGCTTGATCTTGCCTATGATGCTGCGATGAATGGCCGCTTCTGTTTTCCCTGCCCCGAAACCAGCCACCATTGCTGGAAACCTAGCTTGGCTGACGATGTAGTCATATTGCGGTTTGGTTGGATTAATCCTCGCCATCGTGTGGATTCACGATCTCAATAGTGATCGGCTGATGATCGTGTTTCGTTTCACGCTGATCGCTTTGCCCCAATGTGTTCTTTCCTAGGAAGATAAGCATAGGCACGTTTCCGCTCATGCCTACTTCCCATTGCTTTCTGCGCAGCGACATTTTTCCGGTCGATGACGCCTTTTTATAGTAGTCCGAAAAATTCTCGCCAAACTCATGATTACAATGGTTATTTAGCGTGTCATAGTGGATATCTAGGATGCTTGCGATTTCCTCGCCAGTGCATTGAATCCCGCAAAGGTTCCTAACGAGATTCCAATCAATCTCTTTCTTTGGTCGGCCGACAGGGTTAGCCATTTGGTTTTTGCCTTTCTTATTGCTTGGGCTTCTTTTTGGGTGCTGGCTTAGATTTCTTGACTGTCATTCCTTTCTTCTTCATGTCTTTGTATGGCATTACCACTTCTCCTTGTTAGCCCAGTATGCTGCTGACATTTTACCTTTTTTGATGTTCTCTGCGTGCCTAGCCTTAAATGATTTGCGCCGGGCTGCGTCAGATTTACTTTCGCCTTCTTTCTTTGGTGATCCTTTTACGCCTTGTTGACCAAATCTAATCGTTTTGATTTTGTCACCTTCTTTTGCGACTACTACGTGAGACTTTGTCGGATGGTTAGGTGTTCGCTTGGGCTTGTTATAGCCTTCAACGCCAGCTCGCTCGAGCCTTGGGTCTTTTTTCTTAGCCATGATCACCTCAAAAAATGGAGCGGGTAGGTCGGAATCGCACCGCCCAGTGCTACAGGGGTTCTGTAGCGCCTGCTTCTTTTACCCGCTTTGGATATGGTTGTGCTAAATGGATGACTTGATTTCGCATTTTTTTATCTAACGGCATGATGTAGCAATGCTTACCTTTAGTGTAGAAAATTTCTGCGTTCGGGTCCAAATGTTTCCTGACTTCTATGATTGTTTGCCTTATGCCTCTGCTGTCTATTGTTTTTGGATGCATTTTTTTCCCATGGACTATGAATGCACTTCTTGATCCTTGATTTTTATGGCCGGTATATATCCAGTTTGACGCTTGATAAATCCCGCCATGATGATTTTGATCGACGTCAGCATAACTCACTACGAGCCGTAGTTTTGGATTTGATTTTTTTAAAAATTTTAGTGCGATGGTAATTATCTTGCTAACTGGTGATTCGTGTTCTTTCAAAGCTATCCTGACTAATTCACATCCTTCATCTTGACTTAAACCGTATGGTGTCAATAAATGTTTGTTAGCACCTCTTCCGAATACTACTACTCCTTTGAAATCACCATTTTCCCAAACCCCTATTTTTACTGATTTTCCGAATGAAGGCATCAATCCACTGTAGTGCCAGTTTTCGCAAGCATATTTTGCCGCTTTATAACTTGCCCAGTCTATTTTTAAATCGACTTTATGCATGCTGTCGTAAATCGAACTCTTTGCCGCAGTGTGGACAATCAACCCATTTTGGGTCTAACTCATCCAGCTTGCCTTGATCGTCTTCGGTTGCCGGATCAAAGTTTGGGGATAAGTCCATTAAATTTGCTAACTCATTTTCGCCAAATCCTAGCAAAGAGATATCAAACCCAATATCGTCGAGCATGTTTAATTCTTCACTGAGGATCGAAAAATCCCATCCAGCATTTAATGACAATTGGTTGTCAGCAATGACGTAGGCTTTTTTTTGTTCTTGAGTTAGACCTTCGAGCGTAATGGTTGGCACCATTTCTAGCTTTAGATTCTTGGCCGCTTCCAATCTTCCGTGGCCTGCGATGATCTCGCTATTCTCATCAACAAGGATCGGGTTGGTAAACCCAAACTCATTGATGCTCCTCTCTATCTGCTTGATCTGTTCTGCGCTGTGAGTTCTTGAATTCTTCTCGTATTTTTTTAGCTCACCGACCCTCTGATAGACGATGCTCAGTGCAGTCATTCCCCTACTCCCTAATGCAATGCTCCTCGATAATTAATTGCTGGCTCTCTTGGCCAGCCAGTAATTCTTTAAACCGATCGACTGCCTTGCGGCTATTTCCAACGCCTTCAAGGTTACTGAATAAGCTGTCACCAAGAGCAATGCAACCAACGACATCAGAAGAATGGTTCCCAACGTGAAACAGAATGTGGCTGCGGTTAGGCACGTCCAAAACTTCCCACGTGTTTGGTCCAAACTTAGGCGAATCTCGGAGGCCCATTGAGTAAGTTCCTGCCGGGATGCAGCTAACAAATGGCTCGTTGTTTTTCCAAGGCTTCTCCACCGTCCAGAAAAATTGACCATCGTGCTCCAGTCTCCCTATGGTGCGATCATCAAAAAAAGCGAATCTGATTAGTTCCACGGTTTGTCTCCCGATTATAGTTGAATTGTAGCATCTATCCTAATCAATAATGGGTAAAAATAAAGCTTTACTTTTACACTTAGATGGATGATGATAGGCTCATCAATTAAGGAGAAACAGCAGCATGATCAAACGTTATTTTGAAATAGCCGCCGCCGGATTGGTTCTGG